CGCATATTGTCCTCCTTTACTTGTTCATTTTCCGAGACTGATCATCCCAACGCCGGCCGAGCTGCTCATCCATCGGCTTAACGGTGGCCCGAGCAACCTCGGTTCCATCAATTTGGGACACGACGGTGATGGGCCGACTATTGGCTTGTTGAACAATACTACGAGTCTGGTTGGTCGTGTTGTAATTATTAATCGTCTGACTGCTCGGCACGACGCCAAGATGCCCACCAAGGAGTTGTTCAGCGGTCGAAAAACGACTACCGCTTAGCAACCCAGCCAGTTGCCCATTCATGCCGCCAACGTTATTTTTAACGTCCTGAAATGACTTGGTCAGTCCTTCATTCAGACCCCCCATGATAGCATTACCAGCTGGGATTAATAATCTCCGATCCACGTTGATTGGGCCTTTATGATCACGAATCCACTTGCCAATACCACCGACGAAGTCGGTAACACCTTTCCATGCACGTTTCAATCCGCTCAACAAGCTGTCCATGATGGCTCGTCCTGCGTCTGCTAGAGAAAAATGGCTTAGGGCATTGAATCCTGATTTGATGCCACTAACGACGTTTGACACGATATTCTTGAAGCCATTCCAAACTCCCTTCACGCCATTTACTATTCCTGTAGCGATACTCGTGATGGTCGATTTGAGGCCATTCCACGCCGATGTGGCAGTGGATTTGATTCCGTTCCAAAGACCTGAGAAAAATCCAGTCAATGCATTCCAGATCGATTTAGCTCCATTAACGGCTCCACTCCACAACGATTTCAAACCCGAGACGAGTCCGTTCCAGAGAGAAGTCGCCGCACTTTTAATCCCATTCCAAAGGCCAGAGAAGAATCCCGTCAAGGCATTCCAAATCGATTTGGCAGCATTGACGGCCCCGTTCCATAGTCCCGACAGCATAGTGGTAAATCCTTGCCACATTGCACTAGCTGCTGCCTTAATCACATTCCAAATTCCGGAGAATATCTGCACTAACCCGTTCCAGATAGACTGCGCAGCGCTGACGATGCTATTCCAAATCGTTTGCAAATCAGCACCCAACTGTGTCCAGTCACCAGTCAACAGATCAATTACGATTAGAATTGGTCCCATGATGACGGACTTCACCATTTCCCAGACGCCCTGAGCAACACTAACGATACCGTTCCAAATCGTGCTCAAGGACGTGGTTAATCCTGTCCAAAGGTTCTGAAAAATCGGAATGAACGGACCCACAACGGCCATGATGCCAGCAGTGATCATATTCCATGCTGCTGTCGCCGCTGTTACGATCCCTGCCCACAGTGTTGAGAAGAATGTGGCAACACCATTCCAAGCTGCTTGTATCCCCGCAACTATTGTTTGTACAGTCGTTACGATTCCGTTCCACAAGCCCTGGAAGAACGTCCCGATTCCGGACCATACAGTTTGTACGTTGGTAGCTGCCATCGTAAAGAAGTTAACAACAGCTGTCCAGACTGTCGACGCAATCCCAACTAATCCATTCCAAGCTCCGGCAAGGAATGAGACAAAGCCCTGCCAGATTCCTTGACCGGTCTTGGTTTGTGTGAAGAAATACGTCAGACCAGCAACGACCGCAGCAATTGCGGCGATTATCAGCACAAACGGGTTAATCGCCATGATGGCGTTGAACGCCATCATTACGGTTTTCCCAATCGTAATGACCGCATTCAAGGCAGTGAATGCGAGTACAATCCCTTTTATTGCCACAGCAGCACCTAAAACAGCCGCCCCAAAAGCCTTGACGATGTCATTGTGGAATGCTGCCGAAATAACGCCAGCAATTTTGCTCAATACCGTCATGATACCAGTAATAGCAATTTTTACCGCCGTGAATATCGCTTCCCATGGCAAGCTCTCAATTACCCCGGATACAACCCCGATAACGTTAGTAGCTACGTCACCGAAGGAGCTGATGGTACTTGACAGGCTAGTGAAAAAGCCTTTTGTTTGCGACCCCCCGGACCCGCCAAAAACATTTGAAAATGCAGTACCGACACGATTCACAATTCCGACCAAGCCCACGAATACTCCATTGGCAATTGATCCAACAACAGTTCCGAGAGCCTGGAATACTCCACCGATTGGTTTGATAGCATTGAGCAAGCCGGTGAAAGCATCGCCTTTACCCAGATTTGACAATTGCGTGCGGATATTTACGATCAGCGCACTGAACGGCGACATGGCACTTGCTGCATTGCCAATTCCGTCACCTATCGCGCTCATTACTGTGCCCAATCCATCACCCAATTTACCAATCAACTCTGGGATCGACATGCCGGTCAACGATGTGGAGAGCTTATTGAATCCGTCAATGATTTTCTGGATCCCAGAAACCGCAGCAGCCTCCATGTTTCCAATGGCGCCCTCGAACGTCTTAGTCGATGTGGCAGCCTTGATTGCACCTGGGTTATTGCCCAGTTCCAGGATGGCCTTGTTAAACTCGTCAGCGGTGATCTGACCATCGGCCATGGCATCACGGAAATTGCCGGTATATGCGCCATTCTTCTTCAGAGCGGCTTGTAACACACCAGAGGCACCAGGAATGGCATCGGTCAACTGATTCCAATTTTCTGTGGTCAGCTTCCCTGCCCCAGCAGTCTGCGTTAGAACCATTGCGACGGATTTGAAGGTGTCCGCATTACCGCCAGCGACAGCGTTCAAATTACCCGCCGCTTTGGTCAGGCCCGTGAAGTTCTTGACCCCATTCGCACCCAACTGAGCCGACGTGTTTAACACGGTATTCAGATCATAAACTGTATCGTCGGCGTATTTCTTCATGTCAGCCGTAGCATTGGCAATTTCCTTTTTGCCGAAGCCTGCAAATTGCATGGTGCTCTTGAATTTATCAATGGCGTCATTCGCGCCAACCGCTTCTTTGACCAGGTCGCCAATCCCGCCAATCAAACCAGTGACCGCCGACTGTGCTGCACCGGCAATTGCTCCAAATGACAGCTTCTCACGGAATGAGCCCAGGACACCGCCAGTCTTTTCGCCTGCGGAACCAAGTCCGGTGAACGACTGCATGAGCCCCTTGAAGCCACCTTGGGCCTTCCCCGCAGACGCTCCCGTCTTATCCAGTCCCTCAGAGATGTCGCCCTTCTTGCCAGTGCCGAGCTTGGTGGCAGCTCGGTCGATATCTTGGATGCTTTTGACGACCTTATCTCCACCGTCGGCCTTGATGTCAATCGTAACTGTCCCGTCAGCCATCGTCGTCACTCCTTTCTGGCAGTGCCACTCGTTCTTTGAGTTCCTTCAACCGTGCCCGTGTTTTGGCATTATCTTTACCCTTGTACTCAGAAAGATCAGCATTCCGAATCCCGAGGATGTCGTCAAATTTGGTACCGCTGGGAAGTCCCCGCAACAACGCGGCAAATTGCAGCCAGTGAAGTTTTCCTTGCTCGGTGATCAGGTCAATGCCATAGGCTTGGCGGAACGCCGCATAGATATAATCGGCGTCAAAGTCGAGATCGAAATCGGTCTTCTTTTCCTGCGGCGGTGCCTCCACAGGGTCGCCGTTGAGATCAATCAATGGTTCTTCTGGTTCGTTTTCCAACAGCTCATTGATGGCGCTGAATAGATTCGCCCATTGATCAGCCTCGGGCAACTTTCCTTTGACAAGCAAGCTGAGGTACGTGTCTATGCGATCGGTTGGCAGCAGCAGATTATCCGCCAGCTCGTGCTGAGCGAATAGAACGTTGTCAAAGCTCAGGTCAAGTTGGTATTCGCGCCCGTTGACCGTCACCGAGCTTGGCAGTGGATCATAAAGACGCATCGTCGCACCTACTTACGCTTGTGGGCGGCCAGAATCTTAGCCTTGCGGTTCTCTGACTTTTTCTGCAGTTTGCTGGCCTTCTCGTCCAGCTTTTTACCGATATAATCGTTAGCGGCGTTAAACAACAACCACATATTGATAAACGAATTGCCGCCACCAATCTTTGAAATTCGGTCGTACTCACCGGATCCAAACATACTGTCGAATTGAATCTGCATAATCTCCGACAATCCTTTGATTGCCTCGCTGAGATTGTTTTCATCAATTTTTCCTAACTTTGCGTCATAGTCAGTACCTAACTGGTCCAGCTCCTTCTTCACAGTTGCCTGTTTTGCCTGAAGCTCAGTTAGTCCCTTGTCGGTCATATCGAAATGGAGCGCGGTATTCGTAATCTTGTCTGGATCATCCTTGCTCTGGATGCCAATGGGGATGGCCAGAATACCGGAGTCAATAACAATTACTGGTTCAGTCATTTATTTCACCCTTCCAAAAAAGGCGGGAGAGCGTCATGCCCTCCCGCCCGTCGTGTCATTATTCAGCTTTTAGGGTCGCCCCACCTACATGCGCAGTTGACTGTGCATTAGCTGGGGCTGCTGGTTTTTCCGGCGGTGTATCACCTAATGCGACCGCAGTCAGGCCCGTCTTCTTGTCGCCGGTGATCGTGGCCGGCTGCGGCACGCCATCATAATCAAGATGGCCGCTGAACTCTTCATAATCAGAAGAATCGCCGGATCCCGCCTTGATTTCCATTGCCTTGGCTACACCGACAACAGCAGTCCCGTCAGTGAACCGGATTGCCAACCATAAACGACGCTCGTCATCGGTTGGTTTCCGCTTCATCTTACGAATAAGGGTCTGGGCCGGATCATCAGTGACGTTACGGCCGGAGAAGTTCCACTTCTCGCCGTAGCCGGTCAGGGTGGATGCGGTCGAACCGTCGCCAGCATAATCGGAATAATCGTCGGTGTTCTCATCGGTGTCATCCTCGATTGATGTGATCCCAGCGCCCAGCAGATGGAAGTCCGCCGGTTTCGGGATCTCGTTCGGATTCTCTGCATCCCATGGTGCGACATAGTGCTCACGTTTGGCGTTTTTTGGTTGTGCCATTAATATCAAGCCTCCAATTGAATTACTGCGTTAAAATCAATCACGCCAACGACGAAGCCCTTTTCATCGGCACTGTCGATCGTTGGTGTGTTCGTCACGGAAAAACTTTCAAGAACGTATTTCCCGTTTGTGGGAAAGTCTGCCGGATCTTCCAGCTCGTCCAGATACATAGAAATGGTCCAGAGCTGTTCGTTAATCTTCTGCGGGTCCTTGGACCGGAAGACGTACTCATAATTGAGTGTCATTTCTTTGTTCCCCGCCATGTCTTCACGGGTCTTCTGACCGCCAGGCAGCGGATAGAGCACGGCGTTCTCCTTGGGTTGGAGATAACCGGCCGTGGCCTTGACCTTCGTCGGCAGGCCGTTGATCGCGGCGAGTAGGTCCATCAGGAAATCTTTCATAGGCGCAGCCCTTTCTTGAATGCGTTCGTCCACTTGCTGGCGTACATGGCCGTGGCTTTCTTATCCCAGTGCGGGCCAGTCCCAGGCGTGGTGTAGTGCCAGCCACTGGATCCGTAGAACATTCGACGGGCGTATGGTGTATTCCAGCTGATATCCGAACCGTCACGGGAAATGGCCTGCGATTCACGCAGTGCACCAGCGTGTGGCGGCCCCTTCGGCACCAGCTTGTTCATGTCAGCGCCCATCTGGGAGGCCATGATGAAACGTGCCTTGTTGAATGCCTCAGGGCTTAGCTTGCGATCCACTCCGTCCAGGTCGTCATGGACTTTGATGCCCAATTACAGCACCTCCAATTCGTACGAGAACACCTCAGCACTCGCCGGCTCGCTGTTCCGCTCAACCCGTGTGATGGTGTAATCAGCCCCATCGAAATGGGCGATCCCGTCCAGCCAGCTGTCGTTAAACACCGGCATTGGTGCTAATTTCGGGTACAAAAAAATCACCGCGTTGGCGATGATCTCCCGATTGTTGCTGGTGCCTTGATAGATTTGTCCTCGGTCAATCCGGCACTTGACTGTGACCGGATCCGAATACGTGGGCCGCTGCCAGTCATCAAATCCCAGCTTGGCCGACAGGCTCACTGTGTCCACCAGCCAGGCCGGATCAATACGGAGCATGATCCACACCTCGGTACAGGAGACCAGTGCCAGACAGTGCCGCAATGGCGTCCTCGGAATAGATGGTGGACTTCTCATCCCCGCCAGAGCTGTTCCGGGCCGCTCGGCTGACCGTTGTCCGGCCAATGGTTTGCGTAACCGGCTGGGCATTGAGCTCTTCGGTACTCATTGCCCCCTGTTCAGCCAGATATGCAGCTTGCAAGATAACGGCCCGTTTGAAGCGTGTCACCCGCAGCGGAAAACGATCATCATCGATGCTGTGCACGCGATAATAGTCCCGTGTGAGATCATCCAGCAGGTCGCTGGCCCGGAGCAGGATCAGGTCAATGTTCTTGGGCATTTCCGCGTCCGTCAGGTGTTGGGCTTTTTGATAATCCTCTTTTGAAACGTACTCATAGGCCATCTAATCACCCCTAGGCGGCTTTCTTCGGCGTTGCCTTGACGGCAGCACTCGGAGCACTCTCACCAACCGCATTAACGGCAGTCGCCGAAACGGTGTACTCCGTGTCATTGGTCAGCTTGTCCACAGTACCTGTCAGCTTGGCGGGATCCACATCAGTCTTGGTGGCGCTGCCTCCTGCAGGTGTGTAGCTAAGGACGTACTTCGTGATCGCACTGCCGCCATCCTTAGCCGGAGCAGTGATGGTGTAATCAATCTTGCCATCACCGGCCACAGCGGCCAACGTAGGTGCGTCAGGAATGTTCGGCACCGTGAACCCAGGCTGGTCCGTCAAGTCCGATGTGGTGGCCGTAATCGCCTTGGTGCCGTCCGTATCAAATCCGGTCTTGTAATCTCCCGTATTGACCACGGTACCTGCAGCAATGCCATCAACGTCAACCTGACCGGTACCGATCGCACCAACGGCGACGACAGCATTGTCCTTCACAGCCTTAAGAAATTCCTTGGAACGATCAATCGTTTCTGCCATTGTTTTTGCTCCTCCCTATTGCGCTGAGAATGTGGCCCCGCCGTTCTTCGCCGTTGATGTGGTGGCGGACGGGGCTACGCTTTTGGGGCTTCGTTGTGCACGACCAGTGCCCGAGTTTCGTCGGACAGCCAAACGCCATAATGTTCATCGGCATTGAGCTTGGTCAGCTTGTGGTCGATGTCCCGTGCGGTTTCAGCTACTACCCCGCGCTTCATGACGATGGTCACGGCGCCGGTCTTAACGGCCACCTGGGTACCTTTGGCAACCTTCCGGCTGGAGATGATCTGCCAACCGAACACGGAGCCGAGCGTCCCAGAGACCAGGATGCTGTCGCCCAGATCAGTGGCACGAGTCCAATCCTCGGTGAACTTCTTCCGCAGAGCAGTGATGTCGGTCGGATTCATCAACAGCACACCGGTTGCCGGGTTGGCGTCCTCGAAGTTATGCGGGTTGGCATCATCGTTGAACGTGTCCTCGATCGCGTTGAACAGATCCAGGTCCAGCTTCGCTGTCACAGAGAGGGGAGCCGCAACCAGGGCAGCCAGCACATCGTTGTCCACCTTGGACGCAATGGACGTGGAGATCTGGCGAGCTGCTTCGGAACGCGGATCACCATAACCGGAGAGCAGTGCTTCGTCAGTCAGTTTGACACCGATGCCTGCCTTCTTGATGGTCGTTTGGGTGGTTTCAGTGGTCAGTTGAGCGTAATCAATAGCTTCCCCTTCGCCGAACTCCGTCGCATCGCCGATATATTTGAAACGCGGCACGGTGATGGTGTCTCCAGGACGGCCCACCAGGGTGGCGTCCACCTTTGCGAGGTTGGTGAAACGGATCGCCTTCGGGAGTTGAGCGGAGATCATCGCTGCCATGACTTCCGGCACGACTTGGGTGCTGAGAGTTGTTGTTACATCTGCCATAATTTAATTCCTCCTATTTTTCGGACTCCATGGCCTTGGCAACCTCCTCATAAGATGCATGAGCGAAGTCAATGCCTTTCGAGCCGCTGCTCGGATCAGGATTGCCCGATACCGTAATCGACGGGCCAGGCTTGGTTGCCGTCTTGGCTGCCGGCTCCTCATTCTTGACCGGTTGAAACAAATAATCGTTGTCCTTCTGGACAGATTTCAGCTGGTCATTGAGTCCAGTGAGCTTGCCGTTCTCAAACTTGATGGCATCTTGGTCCAGGAGTGCCCCCACGGCCTTCGTATTGCGTGCCCCAGCGTCGCGCAATGCCAGCTCAATGGCATTGTGCTTCTGGGCATTCGTGAGTTGTGTCTGGGCTTCCTGGGCCTTGGCCTGCCAGTCCTTGATGGCCTGTTGAGCTTCCTCGTTGCCCTTGGCTTTGCCCTGCAAGTCCTTAATGGTCTTGCCGGATTCCTCCACCTGGGATTTGAGACTATCCCGCTCGGTCGTGACATCGGTCACCTGCTGCTGCAGGCTGCTGATGCCCTTGCCGTAACTAGCCATCACCTTGTCGATTTGTTCATCGGTCAATCCTAATTCTTTCAATTCTTCTCGTTTCAAATTCATTCACCCTTTCGATTTGTTGACGCGGATCGCCCGCGATTTGGGTACAGAAAATGAGCAGTTTTACGACTTACTCAGGTCGATTGCATAAAAATAGCGCCCAATTTATGGACGCTACTTAATCTGTGCCTTTCAATGCTTCATTCATCGCTTTAACGAATTCTTCCTGTTTCTGCTTCGACATCTTCATTGGCTTGATCACTTTCATGTCATTCCCATCGGCGACGAACTTGTCGTCATGATTCTTGGTCGGATCCATTGGC